ATGGTAGCATTTTTGAATAGTAAATATTTTAACCAAATGAAAGAATTTATTAAAAAGGATGTTATTCCTGCTATAAAAAACTTCTACTTAAAAACTTTAAAACCTTTTGTAAAAGGTATAATAGAATTTTTTAAAGACCCATCCTTCGAAACCTTCAAAAATATATTTGATGTTAAAAACCCAAAAGGTTTAGTGTATGGAATTCTAGGACTCACAGCTTTATTTGCACCTGGCCTTTTGTTAAAAGGTCTAAAACTAGGAATTAAGGGTTTTGGTGCTGCTATGAATCTTGCTGGTAAAGCATTGGGTGGAATGGGAATTCCTGGCTTTGGCGGTAAGGGTGCTACTGTTGGTGGAAAAGTTGGTGGAAAAGTTAGTAGTAAAAAAAGTGTTGTTGGAAAGGGTCTTGCCAATATAGGCAAAGGACTTGGCAGAGGAATTGGTGGAATTCTCAGAGGAATTGCAGGTGGATTGACGGCGTTTGCAAATCCTGCTATATTATTAGGATCAGTCAATTTCGGTCTTTCGATAGCAGCAATAGGTGCTGGTATAGCAGGAGCCACATGGTTAATAGGAAAATCACTACCAGCATTTGCAGAAGGTATGAAATCTTTTCAAGAACTTGATGGTGCAAAATTAGTTGAAGTTAGTAAAGGTCTGATTGCAATAGGTGCAGGTATGGCTGCATTTGGCGCAGGCGCAGCTGTCGAAGGAGTTGGTAGTCTTGTTAGTTCTATATCTGGGTTCTTTGGTGGAAAGGGTAAATTAACTCCATTAGAACAACTTAAAATATTTTCTGACACAAAAATTAATGCCGCACAAGCAACAGCAAATGCAAAAGGGTTAGTCAGTTATTCTAAAGCAATGGCAATGGCTGGTAGTGCATCAGCATCTAAAGATGATGGTTTTTTTAGTTCTATCGGCAAAAGTCTTACTGGCTTTGTAACTTCTGGTGATGACTCCACGTTAGACAAATTGAAAAAATTTGGTAGTATGGATATTAATGCAAGTGGGATAATGAAAAACTCAAAAGCAGTGGCTGAATATTCTAAAGCAATAAGTTTGATGAAAGGGGACATTACTGGTGCTGACCTTGTTAACGCTGAAAGAGCTAATCGAGTAAATCAAGCAGGGGTAGAACGATCTGGTGGTGGCGGTGGAGCTCCAGTAATAGTTAATGCACCAACAACTAGTGTTATCGACAATTCAAGTTCTAGTTCTTCCAATTTTAGTACACCTTTGCTAAATAATAACCCAGTAGTCAACGCAGTAAACTACTCCTTTTAAAACAAAAACCCCCTACTAATTTCTCAGTAGAGGGTTTCGTTAGTTCCTAGTACATCTTACTCGTTTGCAAGTTTCTGAAAATAATCCATAGTATCATCTTCATCATCTTGTGTTACTGACGGAGCAGGAACAGGAGCAGTATCAACTGTTGGAATTGCTACTGGAGCATCTTCCATAATCTCAGCTGCACTTCCTACCTTAGTAGTTCCAGCAAGAACCATATCCAAACGAGTTTTCAACTCATCATATGACTTGAAGTTAGTAGTAGCAGTAAACTCTGATAGAGCATGTTCCTTCTTCCATACTGCTTCAATGTCATCGTCATTGTCAAACAATGCTGATGGTGCTTCAAACTCTGACTTGTCATAGTTCCAGTAACCGTCTACCTTACGAAGCTTCAACTTGAAGTTTACACCTTGCCAGAAGTCAAAAGGATTTATAGGACTTTCATCTGGAAATGCAGGTTGCATGGTTTCCATAATCTTGTCAAAGATTTTCTTACCAAAACGATAGAGGAATACCTTGCCTTCATTCTCAGAATTTGCACCATCCTTGACAACGTAGATGTTGCAATAGTATTGCAACTTACGTTTCTGCCTACGAGCAATCTCTTTATCAGACTCTACACCAGAATTCCAAAAAGATGAATTCAATTCTGATACAGGGTCTTTTTCTCCAAGTGTAGTGAGAGAGTTCTCAATAAACCATTGACCAGTTGGGCCTTGAAATGCGTGATTCCAGACCTTTGCCCATGGCATATCTTCACCATCAACTGCTGGAAGGAAACGGATAACGGCATAACCATTACCTGTCTTATCCATCACAGGTTTCCAGATTCGTTCATCCTTGTAGGACTTCTTCTCTAGGGGTGCATTTTCTTCTTTAACTGCTCCAAGCAGTTTTTCCAAAGAATTAGATTTCTTTAATGTACTTAACGACATATTTTTCTCCTTATGTGAATGTATGTTTCGTATGTTAATGTAGTATTATACATGGTTATATCAGAAATGTCAAGTATCTTCTTGAACAAATCTTACCCTATATATACTTTTGTCATCTTGTCTAAAATTGACAAGAGCATTCCAAGAAAGTCCAACTCTCTCTTTATCAAGATCATTTGGTACATGACCATGATATAATTGAGATTGAAAGACAATCATAGAATCTTGTGTGCAAGGAAAGGCCAACTTAGAAGCTGTGTTTGGGTTTCCCTGCTTGTAGTGTTCGGTGAGAGATATAAATGGCACACCATCATACTTTGACCTATGAAATTCAAGTGGTGGGTGTCCGTCCTCTGACTTTAAATAATATGTTCCACTAATGATTGAGTTAGAGTGATTGTGTATTCCTTGTTCACCACCCATACCACTAACATTTATCCAACTCTCTGAAAAGAAAAACTCCTCATACTCCAAACCAAGTTCGTTGTCTAGATAATCTTTGGCTTGCATTTTAATCCATGTTGCAATATCCTTCATTGCTGGATCAAGTAATATATTTAAATGTTTTTGAGTTCTTAGTTTCTTTGAACCCTTGTATGTTTCATATGAAAATTTATCCAAATCAATAGTATCAATAAATGGTATTGGACTATCGTATTGTTTTATCATTCCAGCTGGAAATATAGGTACTGCGCTCATTGTGTATCCTCTTTAACAAATTTTATTCTGTAAGTATAACTTCTGTAGAAATCTTCCGAGTCCTTTTCACTAGGGGGAGCGAAGTTAACCAATGCGTTCCAAGACAAACTAATCCTTTGCTCATCTATCTGTATCGGCCCATGTGCGTGATACAGTGGTGATTGCCATACAATCATAGTATCCTGTAATGCAGGAAATGCAATTGAAGTTGCTGTATTTGGGTGTTGTCCTGTATATTGTTCACTCAATGAAATGAACGGGTGTGTATCACTTGGTCGTGTTCTATGAAATTCTAATGGTGGATGACCCTTGTCTGCTTTTATATAGTATGTGCCACTGATGATTGAGTTCGGGTGTGAGTGTACAGGTTGACTGCCGCCCTTTAGATTGACGTTAAGCCAACTTTCTGATATGAAGTGTTCATCATATTTCATGCGAAGTTCATTCGTAAGGTAATCATCAATACAAGTCTTTACCCACTCATGCAGTCCATTTAAGGACTTGTGCAACATCACATTATTAAACTTCTCACTTCTCCATTTATTTGATCCACCGTACTTTTTTACACTAAAGTTTTTAGGTTCAAATTCTTCTGAAAATTTAGTTGGACTATTATATGTCTTAATAATTCCAGTTGGAAATATAGGAACTCCACTCATGTTATTTTCAACTCCTCGCATAATTCATCTTTATTAATATATATTACGTTTCTTCTAAGCCCCATATCTGGTACTATTGGCCGGTCTACCCAATAAAAAGTAGTGTCAGAAAACTGAGAAAAAATATCTTCTAACTGATTTATCCAATTTACTGAATTAAATCCCTTTGCGTTTGCTGGAAGATAGTTATCTGTACCCTTGTACATATTATTTAGTGGGTGATCGTATGATGATAAGTCATACCCAAGCATATAAACTTCATCTGGTTTGACAGGAAATCTACCTAATGTTTCATGTACAGGTGGATCACATGCTAAATGTAATGCAGTATTGCCCGCAGACAAACCATTTAAATATCCCCCAACAGGACAAATTATTTCATTTTCAGTGACGTAAGTAATCCAAACACCAGAGTCCTTCTCCATTTTCATACGAAGGTCTTCTACATCTAAGTCTGGATTCATACGAATAGCTATATCAATTTTTTCTCGTAAAGTATCAGGGTCTTTACCTGAGATGACACATTTATCAGTTTTATCTCCACTGTAATGAATAAAAGACTTAGGTATGTCATATCCCATGAACAGTGTGTCTGCTACAAAATCTGGAACAGTATTCCAATTTGTAAACCAACACTTGTGGTTAAGTGGATATTCTGATTTAACAATTTCTTGCTGCATTCCATAATCAACTGCAACAAGGTTATCTACTTCACCATCGCGATAGATTGCATTGCAACCCCAAGTAACAAATTCATTGCCTTTACTTGGGGTAAACCATGAACGCGATTCACCATTACCAACAACTAAAGCTTTCATTTTCTTAAATGTTCCCAACTAACAGGAAACAATTCCTTTGCAATTTCATCAATTTTATTTGCAACTAGTTGTGTTTCAATTTGTGCATCTGGTTTACATCGCAGATTACAAACTCTTGCAAACGCATAAAGTGTTCCAGACCAATACCATTCTGTAAACATAGACTGAGGCAAAACCATTCTTGCTTGTTCTGGTGCAACACCACCATTAATCATTTCGTCATAGGCTTGAAGTGTTTGTTTCACAGCTTTTCTGTACACAGTTGCAACTCTCACATCTTCATCATCAGGATAAGTATCTTTAATCCACTCTATACTTTTTTCAGTATCAGAACCTTGTTTCTTATCTGTTGCAGCTGCACGCCACACATCTGGATAATAAATTGATGGGTCATCACTGACATATCGTCTAGACACTTCGTTCCACGTTAAACCAATTTGATGTTTGACTAATTGTCTTGCAACAAACACAGGAGCTTTGATTCTAAACTGCATTGATGCATGACCAAATGGACTCCAATGATTATGTTTTGCAAGATAACCTATAAGTCGTTCATCACCATAATTAAGAAGACCTTCAACTTGACCACCAGTAAATCCCCTATCCCATTCGGATTCCTTATCAAAAGATACACGAGCAGCATTAACAACAGTCAAGTCACTTCCCATGTGGTCTTTAAGTAATACTTCTATATCCAATTGTATATCCCCCAAATAGATGCACCAAGATAGAATAGCTCCATCAACATTCGTGGAGTATCTTTATCTAATCTTGCAAAGTTTGCCCAAAATGCACAGGCGACTACGGACAATGACCAACCCACCCACTGAGAAGCAACACTTCCTGATGCAAGAAACATTACAGCTAAAAGTGCGATTGCAAGTGCAATCCACCGCATCTTACTATTAGGTAATTTTCTATTTGGTGCAATTAATGTTAGGGTTAAAATTTTAGTGGCCATAATATATTTCCTTTAAAATTGGTGCCGATACAAGGAATCGAACCTCAAACTGATGCTTACAAGGCAACTGTTATACCGTTTAACTATACCGGCAGTAAAAGTGGTGGAGTTAGAGGGAATCGAACCCACGACCTTCTGGATGCAAACCAGACGCTCTCCCAACTGAGCTATAACCCCACACGATTGTTTAACGTGATTCTCTTTTATTGTTAAACCTTGAGTTTGTATTGCGACCTTGTGGATTAAATCCCTTTGGCCATGATGGTTGTCGAGTTGCAAGTCTCTTGATTCTCTCTGACAATTCTAAATTATTTTTAGTTAATTCAGCACAATCAAATTCCAACTCTTTAACTCGTATAACGAGTTTCTTATTTTCTGCTTCAACAACGTCAAGCATCCTTATTGCGTTCTGTTCCTGTTCGAATTCTTTTTCGCTCATTTCAGATACAACATTTCCTAAATCCATTTTAATTAGACTCCTCTATTAGATTTAATAACTTTATTCTATACTTATTCTTGTCCAAAGTCAAGAACCTTTTGTAATTATTCATCATATTTTTAATGTCTTGCCATATGTAATCCTCAGATAGTTTTTTGTTCCATGTTTTACTAAAATCAACCAACTCGTCAAGAATGATAAGAGTTTCTAATGATATTCTTTTTCCAAGATACTCTTTTAATAATATAGGGTGTTCGTCACTTTCAATATTAAAAAGGGGATTGAAGTTTTTAATAAAAGGCATAATCTCTAATGTGAATTGATCGTAAAAGTTAGCTCTTTTATTTTTCCACTCTTCATAGTTTTCATCATTAAAATTTGATACATAACCTTTACTGTCTTTAATAAAATTAGAGACAAAATAATTTTTTATGTTTTCTTCAGTTTTATATTTTCGTGAGATTTTGACAAAGAAATATCTATCCTTTCTCTTGTAGAAAGAATCTCGTTTGATACGAGTTTTGCCTTTGTAAGTAACAAAGTCATAATCAGTTTTACCAAAGTGTGCTTTCATTGCACAGTACATAAGATACACATCAATTGCTTCCATTAAAAACTTTCTATACTGGTAACTGAGCTCTTCTTGGCAGAAAATTCAAGTCACGAGCATTCGCTTCAATTTTTTCTTTTAGACCTTTGGAAACAAGAGAACCAACTGAGTCTGGTTCAATACCTTCTTTATCACAGTACCAAAGAATAGCATCCATATGAGTAATGTTCTTTTCTTTAGCAATAATTTCTATTGCGTTCGTAAATGTTTTCGATGTTGTGAAAACTGCCATAGTATATATTTTCCTGTAATCATTATAAAAAGTGGTAGGTTATTCTGTTGCTAAGAAACCTACCGAAACTCCGAGTAACTATGCGGCTAGCGCATAATCCTCAAGTGCAAAGTTATCATCATTTGCATTTAGTTGTTTTGACCTATAACGGAATCACCCGACAATTCTCCACTCATCTACCTCTGCCTGTCGATCCTATTCAACCCCCCTAAGCTCACTCACCGAATGTGTTTAGGTGGAGTTGGGGGGAATCGCACCCCCGTCCTGATCAGCT